TTAACTCCCCATCCTCACGCTTCGCCGGAACATCTCCGGCAGCGGCAACGGGTAACCGATCAAACACATCTGGTCCAAGGCAAACAGGACCACGCTCTCGAAACCCCGTCCCTGCGCCGAATGGGCCTCTTTCATCCAGGCGGTGGTGGCGTCTCCAATTCCGACCAGGTGGCTCCGCTGCGTCGCCGGGAATGATGGAAACCCGCTCAGCGTCATCGCCTGTTCGCTCTTGTCGAGATTCCGCTGGAGCGTGAAACCGAAGCCTTCGGTCTTCAGGCAATCCAGTGTGGCTGCCGTCCACTGGCTGGGCGGATAGTTGATCGCGCGGTTGAAATCCGTCTGGTTCACATCCACGGGATAAAGCACTTCAAACCTCGCGTTCGCGTACGTTCCGCGGACGTAGTCCATAATCGCCGCCGTAAAGTTTCCCAAAACGGTCTGTAAAAACGCCACCTCATCGGGATACCCTGCCGGATCGGACGTGTTGTCCGTGAACACCGTCATCGCCCGCCCATACAACGTCAGGAATTGACCTGCCGTCCAGGCATCGTAAAACGGCATTCCCGAAAACAGGTTACCCAAGCCGTCGTTCGGGAAATACCACCACTGTTCTTCGCCGAATTGGAGAAAGGGCCGCAGGCCGGCATCCGCTTCCATCGTCGCCGCATCCAAATACACCTGCTTCCAGAAGTCGAGACTGGTCGGCGAAAAGTTCGTTTGGTACGAAGGCGTCTGCAATAGAATCGCATCGCCGGCAGGCCCTCTTTGGACCATCCCTACTCCCGCCGATGGATCCACGTCGCGCAGCTCTGTGCTGAAGGCAGTCACGGCGTCAATCCCGTAGCCCACCAGAGCCGTGAAAAAGCTCTTATTCCAATCCCGAACCGCGCGATTCAACCGCGGAGTCGTCGTCAAGTCCGTTCGCCACGCCCCCGTAGACCCTCCCGAGAACGTAGCCGAAACGCTCACCGTCAACGTGCTGCTGGTCGTCGATTTATCCAGCGTGTGGTGGTTTCCGTCAGTCCCCATCGATCGCGAATATATTGTGACCACGCTTCCGGAAACACTGGCCCACACGCCGGTATAGCCATGATTCAGTTCCTGGGCATACGATATCGCGATCGTTTCCAGCGTGTCTCCCCCGTGCATCCCGCGCGGTATTTCGGTGGCCGGCGTACCTACTGGATCATCGTCGCGCGCTAGAAATATCGAAACCAACTGGCCCGGCTCTGGTGCCCCTCCGAACGTCACCGTACCCGCAGCGTAAACATTGTCAGGATTCGTTAGCTCGTAGAACCACAGCGCGCCGACGTAGTGGTTCTGCCGGCCTTGGAACCCCAGCGTGTCGATCAGCCATGCAGTTCGCTCCGGCGCCAGCGCGATCGAATGATCCGTGTCCCAGTCGGTCGCCAGCGTCACCCGCGGCTCATCCGGAAATGTGGGGAGCAGCGTAGCGGCAACCACGGTTTCCAGAAAATCCAGGTAGAAGTCCCCGCCCGCCGGACCAGCGTGCGTGATGGTCACCGCATGGCTCCCGCTGCCATAAACTCCCGCTGGCCACCGGATCAGGACGTCTTCACCCGGAACTCGCAGATTCACTGCGGTGACGGCGCCCCCGTCGACCACGACCGACAGTTGCGCTCCGCTGCCCGTATAGCGAGTGCCCACGTACAATGTGTGCGTCTGCGCAGCCGTGTACTGGAAGCTGACCGCGTCCCCCACCGTCGTCGTCGAGTGAATCGTCCCTCCGGAAAAGTTGCCACGCGTGGCCGCCCATGTCCCGCTATACGACATACCGGCGTCATCGTCTTCGTAGCGCCGGCTCCCCGGTCCCGCTACTGAATACGTCCTGCCTGTTCCAGTGACGCTCCAGTTCGAAATCACCGCAACGAATTCACTTCGCTCGAACGCGCCGGTCTGCAAGTCCGCCGCATACGTCCACCTTAATTTGCGGACCTTGTTTGTCGGTACACTCGCGCCATTCCGGTCGACCAAGGAAGAAAAGTCGATCGTCACGCGCCATTTCGTCGGCGATGTGCCATTGGCCAGCGTCTTGGCCGCCGCGTCCCAGGTTGCCGACCCGCTGGTCGACGAATATACGCCAAAGCGATTACCATTCGCGCCCGCGGCACTCGGATACAGCACCCGAATCGTGGTTCCGGTTAGCGTCGCCGTCAGAAACGGCGACGTCGGACCGTTCATACCGCCCGCGATCGCCGCTACGATGTCGTCCAGCGTGTCGCCGGCCGCTACCTGATACGTATAGCTGAGTCCGAGGTATCCCAGCCCCACGAACTCGCCCGCGACGGCCGTTCCGGAAAGCGTGAAATCCGCATATGCCGGCTGATAGCTCCCCTCGATGGCGACGGCATGATCTTTCACTGCCACAAAATATGGACTCGCTGCCGGATCGTCTCCTGCCCACACTCTCAGATAAGGCCAGTCCACCGTGGGAAATAGATCCGAGTCCATCGGGATGCAATTGGCGCGAGTTTCCTCGTAGGTCAGCACCAGGCCGCTCAAATCGCCATCCGGCAGATTGCGAAGTGCTGGATGCTCGTAAACGTTATCGCGATTCCACTCAATCACGGCCCAGTCGAACTGTTGCCGCCACGTTCCTGACACTGTGAAGCCATCCATGGACGCGCCGCTGATTGCGGCAATCGCCGATGGGTGCAGAAAGAAACACTGCAAATCTCGATCCGGCGTAAGTTTGTTGATTTCCATCGGCGGCTCAAAGTCTGATCGTCACGGTTAAGTCGCGCCCCGGCAGTGTGCCCGCCGCAGTCGGCACGGACGTGACATTCAAATCCAGCTGCGCACCGGCTGCCAGCGGCGCCTGTCCGAATCCGCCCACGACGTTCGAAGTCGTCTGCCCATCGGCGATCGTCAACGTGCAGTATGCCGCACCCCCCTGCGTAAGCTCCAGTACAATCGCGCCCCCGCTAGGAGCTTCCCGCACCACCGCGGAAATATCGCGGGCGACATGCGCGTCTTCCATCACTACTGGTGGAGTGGCTCCGGTCTGAATCGCCAGATACCCCTGTGCCTGGACCGAGAGCTGCCCACCCGCCAACGTGCGCAACCCCTGGTCCGTTGTCGACCCGAATGCGGATTTTCCCACCAGCCCCCCGCCCACGGCATTCGTCATGTACAACTCCGCCGCGCCGACCCGCACATTTGGCAGGAACACCGAATAGCTGAAGGCGTCACTTGCTGGGCTCCCGAAAAAGCCCTTCACGAACGGCACCATCACGATCACACGTCGCAAGTGATATACCAGCGTCGCCGCGGCGTGCGCCGCAGCCGTACTTTCAAACGAACCCCTGATGACCTGGTACTGGGTCCCTCCGCTGGCCACGGCGCTCACTTCCAGGATCTCTCCCTCGATCTGGACGAAATCCCCGATTCCTGCGGAGCCCGCCGCGTTCAAAGTGATCGTCGTATCGGTCGCCGAAATCCCGCTGGAAAGCGAGAACGTCGTCGGGCTGTTGATCTCGTCCCAGAAGAAGAGACCTAGCGTCCCCGCCTCGATCGTCTGCGTGTTAACGAGCGTCGTAAACGTGATCCCCGCCAGTTGCACCGTTCCCTGCCCCGTCAGGTTTAATGCGAACGTTGGCTGCGGCGGTGTGTCGGTGTCCACCCCGCCTGCACTCCCGCCAATCTGCCAGCGCGTCAGGGGATTCAGTTCGTACGGGCTCTCCTGATCGAGCGAGTTCGCCGACCGTCCCGATATTTGCACGGTGGCGCCCGGCGTGTTGGGAACCTCAAACTCCGCCGGACTCGATATGCTCACGCCACCGAAGTTCCACGTGGCATTCGCCACTACGAAATAGCTCGTGGAATCCGGCTCCACTTGCCAGGGCGGGCTGATCGTCAAGGTGCTGTCCGTATTTGTAACGACAACTCGCTCTTGGGTCGCCCCCGTTCCGCGCATGATCCGGACGATCGCGCTTTTGAAGTTGTCCGCCAACATTCCCAGTCCGCTTTTGCCGATAGTGGTCCCCGTGTGAATCTCCACGTTCTCTTCGGGCTGCAACTCCAGCCTCCAGTAGAAGTTCGCGTGATTGTAATTGCCATCCGGCGGACCCACCAGTTCGGCCGTATCTCCGTCGTCCGCAAACGAGGTTGCCACCGCCTGGCCGTGGGCGATCCGAAGGATCTCAAGGGGATTAGGTCCGCGGTATACCGAGAATCCCGCGGTGTTCCCCGGCGAAAAGCTCAACCCCGTCAGGCTGACGGCATTCGTGTTGGTCCCCGCGGGAATCTTCGCCCGCACGGCGAACGACAAACCCGTCTCAGCGCCGTTCGAATCCGTAGCGCTCACCGCGTAATACAGCGTCTGCCCGCCCGCGAGCGTTCCTCCGGTGGTCGCGATCGTCGGGGTCAGGTTCACCAGAGGAATGTTCGCGAGTGACGGAGTCAGCGCGCTGGGCACCGTGAAGGCTGAATTCAGCTTCACTTGAAAGCCCCCATCGGAAAGCGGAATCACCGTTTCTGTAATGCCGAATTGTTCGATCCCGTTCCCATCCAGTACGCTTCCCACCAGAGGCCGAGGCAGCCCCGTTTCCCCCGCGCCTGCTCTGCGCCCGCCTGCCGCGCCGGCGCCCCCTGACGTGTACCAACTGTCGTCATGCCATTGCGCCGTGATCAGGACAGTTTGATAGTTGACGCCCGGCGCCAGCCGGAGGATCCGGAACGGTTGTCTTTGCAGCCCTTCCTTGAGATACGTGACCGTGATCAGATCGCCCGGCGTGAGCCCCGCGCCGCGAACGGTCGTCTCAAACTCGACCAGCGTGCTCCCCACCGTCGACTTCGCCAGTTGCAGGTCCAGCATTCGCGTCGCCTGGTCGAAGTTCGGCAGGCCTAGCCCCGGAAACGTCGCCGTGACCTCCCGCTGCGTCAGTAACGCATCGTCCACATCCACCAGAGACAGGCTGTCTTGCTGATATTCGTTGAACTCGTCCTGAAACTCCACGGTGAGACGATTCGGCGTGTCGGAACCGCTTGCTGCATATAGGCGAATAGCCGGGTCGCCGCTTGGCTTGCGCAAAATGCCCGAGAATGCAGCCGACCCGTCGCTGAATTCATACGCCGGCCAGCCGCTGTTCAACACCTCCGTGCTATTGCTTCCATCCGGTTTGCTGGGCTGCTGCAACGCCAGTGTGTTTTCGACGCGCAGCGTCAGAAGGCCGCCGATTCCGTACGCCAGCAGCAAGGACGATCCATTCCGGATACCCCGCGCGACTTCCGCCGCGCTCCAGCGCCGGTTGACCACCAGGTTGCACTCGAATCGCGGGACCAGGACTGCGTTGCCATACAGGTCCGTGGCCTGGATCGCTTCTTCACAGTACGATGCCGCCGCGGCAAAACTCACCAGATCGACGTCCGACGTGAGCCAGCCGCTTCGGCGCAGAACGTCCAGCAGCACCCACGCCGGATTATTCGTGAATGCTTCGCCGAGAGACGCGCCGCTTGAGTCGAATCGTTCCAGTTTCAGTCCTGCCAGCAGCACTTGTACTCTAGGCAGCGATTGACCGCTGCTGATCGGGTTCGGCACCACCACGCTCGCCATCGCCATACTGCCGTATGGATCGCCACCCGGAAAATCCGGATTGGCCGATCCGGATCGCGTGCCGCTTGTGATCAGCGTGTACCAGCCTGTCCCGGTCATGTCCACGCCGTTCACAGCCTCGGGAACTTCCACGTCGTTCACAACCACTTTCAGGACCTCGGCAATCTCACCCATCCCCAACAGCACTTCCAGATGCGTAAGATTGCCGTCGTTCCTGGCGAAGACCACCGGCGGCTGATACCACGCGGTGCCGTATACCAGCGGCACGAAGTCGTTATACCGGGCTTCGCTCGCCACGATCGGAGAAAGGTGTGACCCCGCCTCTCCGAAGCTTCGCACTTCGATCTGCGCCGGCACGAACTCCAATCCGCCGAATCGCCCGATATCGAACATCCCCCGCGCCGTGCATGCTGTGCGCGTATAGTCGCAGGTTGTGAACGGTTGTCCTCCGTTCAACGTGTCCAGCGCGCCCGCCCCGCCGGTCTGGTCGGGCGAGTATCCGCAGCGATACAGCGCTGAATATTTTCCCTTCGCTCCGCCGCTCAACGCCTCCAGCCGTTGATCGGAAGTAGCTGGAAATACCCACGGGCATCGCCGCTGGATCCGTACTTCCGGCAGCACGATGCGTTGCAGATTCAACCGGTTTGTGAAGGTGACTCGTAGTGCCGCTTCCGTGGTCTCTTCCGCTGCATTCGCAATTCCGCGAAACACCGTCCGGGCTTCCGACGCCGCCTGTTGCGCGGTCAAATCGTAGAACAGGAATTGTACGGTGACCTGCGCTCCACGAAACCCCGTCTCCCGCTCAATCTCCGAAAAACGCGAGTCGGCGTTCGCCAGAGTCACGCTGATCTTGGTGTCTTCCGGAGCCGCTGCCAGTTCGAATAAGTTGTGTTTCAGCAGCCGGGCGTCGTAGTTGTTTCCGCCGAACGTCGCTGCATGCGTTCCCCAGCGCTCTACCGAACCGTTTTGCAAGGTGCATTCGAATAGGAACAGCGGGGTCGGCGGCGCTTGTTCTTCCTTAAGTTGATCTATGGTCGGCATCTGGCCTCAGCTCGTTACAATCCTGATGACGGAATCGAATCGGTCTGTGCCCTTCGCCGTCGCCATCAGAGCGTCCTCGGCAAACTGGGCTTGCGCATACACGCCCCCGCTGCTTCCGGTCTTCTTGTAGTTCGATGTGCCCGGCTGGGCCTCAACCTGCATCCCGAACAGGTCCACGATTGCGCCCACATCCAGTTCCACTCCGAACACGATGCTTTCGGTATTCAGTCTGAGGTCTACGTCCAGCGAATACCGCACCCACTGACCCGTCAAGGAAAAGTTGCGGGTAGCCGATCCTCCCGAGGTCGCGGCCGACAGAGTGACACTCGACACGCCCGTCGTCTTCGCCCACACGCTCAGCGCATACCGGAAGTTTCCCGGGACCGCTAGAGTCTGCGCGATCGCGCCTGCAACTGACGCCGCGTTGACCGCCTGCGTTGCCCTCGTCGTTCCCAAGGGATCGCTAACGCCTGGTGTCAGCTCCATTAGGGGGCTGTTGTTCCATGCCGGGTCCCCGAATTCCTCACTGCGAAGCAGCAGGTTTCCCATCGGATCCAAGAATGTAAATGTTCCGAACCTTCCTGTCACTGCCTGGAATAGCGTATCGATCGCCGTCCATTCATTCAGCGTCATCTCCGCGGTCCGAAGCTCCCACTCCTTTGACCCGGCGTCCGGATCCGCAAAAACCACAGTGCTTCCATCGCCCAGCACGTTCGACACAGTGCGCGTCAGGCTCATCCGCGTCACCGGATACAGCGCCGATGCTCCCGTCGCAAGTTGAGGAAATATCAGCATCTCAGCGATTCTCTTTCACCCCTACCGACGCCGCTCCGTCCCCCGGACCACGATAGTTCGCGGTCATCGTGTCGCCTTCGAAACTGCAGCTCGCATGCACGGTTCCATCCCACGGATCGGTAAAGGCAAACGTCCCTGCCCGCCCGCTTTGTTCTACGAAAAATTCTTCTAGGCTCGCCAACTCCGCCTCATCCAGTAATTCCAGCCGGATCAGCCATCGCTTCAGGGGCGCGCCGAAACCCGCGAATCGCTGCTCGCTTCCGTCTAGAAACCGGAGTACCTGCGTCGAAAACCGCCTCGTCCGGTCCAGCGGATACTGTGCGATTGCGCCTGTCTTCAGTGCCGGAAAATTCGCCATCTAGGCCTCCCGAACCACATCGTTCAGCACGCTCGATTCAAGCATCGCCTGCCGAACAGCCATGGCGATATCGGCGCTGTGATCCAGGAATGACTGGCTGTCCATCGCCTGCACCTGCACCGTGATTTGCGCTGGCGCCTGTACGGGTGCAGCTCTCGGAAGTCCACCTTGCGGATTGTCCACCGCGAAAGGCGGCCCTCCGCTCTCGCTCACTCCCCCTTGAGCTTGAATGGACGGCGGCAGCGCGAACCGCGTCAATGGAAGCGTCGTCGAACCGGAGGTCGAGTTGCCCCCGCCGCCCCCAAACAAGCTCGCCAGCCCCGAAATCAGCGGACTCAGACCCAGCCCTCCGGCGAACACGTCCAGTAATGTGCTGCCTATCGATCCACTCGCGGAACTCCCACCCGTCGTCTCTCGCGAACTCGCCCGAAGCGATTCAGTCGCCGCTTGGCTCGCCGTCTGCAACTGCTGCAGCTGATCCGCCAGTTGCGCGATCTCTTCGCTCAGGCCAATCGTGCCCGCCGTCGCCCCTGCCAGTACATTCCCCACCGTTCCCGGATCACTTGCCATCTAGTCCCTCCGTCCGCAGCTCTTGTTCCAAAGCCAGGAATGCGTCCGCCTCTCGCGCGGTTGGATCTTTCCACCCCCAGGTCTTCGCGGCAAAGAACGTTTCCAGCAGCTCGATGCTGCCCGCCGTCACCAGGGATTTCGGGCATTCCTCCGTCGACGCCGGTCCGCGCGCCCACACGATTCGCTTGGCGCCCCTCCGTTCCTCCGGCAGAAACCCGCACCGTCTCCGCACTTCCAAGCCCTGCTTCCGGCACGCGTCGCATTCCCACCGGGACCCGTCACTGCGCAGAAAATGGAATGCGACAATTAGTTTTTTCGTTGGTCTTCGCTCAGCCCGCACTCCCGCTTGATCCGAGCCAGGATCTCCTTAGCCAGCTCCAGCGGACCCTTGTCGATCAGCGCAGCCGGGGTCGCCGCTTCCCCGTCGATGGAAAGCCCTTGCATCTCCTCCAGCCCCCACTGGAGATAAACTCGGTCGATCTCGGCCGCCAGCACGGCCGCCTCAAGTTTCTCGCGTGGATCCTGCCCCGCTTCCAGAAACTCGACGTTCCGCCCGATTTCCCGAATCCGCCGCGCTAATTCGATCCTCCTGGCTACCGAGATCCGCGCCACCCGGAACTTCACCCCCGCAGCCGTTTCCGCGTCGAACCAAACCGAGCTCTCGTACCCCGTGCTACCCGAAAGCGATGTACAGTTCGTCATCCACCGTCCCCTGCGCTCGATCGTTTTGAAACGACCACTGCAACCGTGTCTCGCTATCGTCGAATTGCGGCACTTCCGGAACCATGGCCGGCATATACGCCCCGAACAACTGCCCCGCCTGCTCTCCCAACTGCAACATCACCCCGACGGGCGACCTCTGCCGCGCCGCCTGATACAAACCCTTCGTCTGTTCGTCATCCTGCTCGAAAATGCGGAAGTCCAGCCGCACCGTACGCTCGCCCGCCGTGATGCACCTCGCAAAATCGCTTCCGAACTCCTGCAATCGTTGTGCGATGCCGTTGGTCATCGTCAATTGCGCCGCCGTTAGCGTCAGGAACTTGCTTTCCGGCGCGCCCAGCCACACTTGCCCTAGATGACCGGGAACGATCGTGTAGTCGAAATCCGCGGAGACCGGTTCCGCTGGATAGTTTCCCAGTCCCGCTTCGCCGCTCACGAAGCTCGCACTGTCCAGCAGGTCCTGCGACGGTCCCGAGAACTCGAATTCGTGAAAGTCCCCGTTCACGGTAACTTTCATGCCGTCCATCGCCGCCCCGTTCAGGATTCGTTGCACCACCGTGCTCGGATCCCAGTAGTCGTAGATCGTCGCGCTCCCCAGGTCGGTCGCCAGTCCGAACGTTACTGTCGCTCCGATAGCTCCGCCCGCCACCGGCGCGATAGAAAACGCCGTGTTGATGAACACTGTCGTGCTGTCCTGCACCCCCGTCACGAATCGGATCTCGCCGCCCGACGTAATCCCCTGTCCCGGGCTCAGCCCATGCGCGGCTGCGAACTGAATCTGCGTCTGCGCGATCAGCACCGCCACCGTTCCTCCCCCGAAGATGACCGGCGAGCCTCCCATCGCCGCCTGAAACAGCGGCCCGTGGGTGGGCGGCGACGCCTGATCCGTCCATTGCGTCATGAACGTGTTCAGTTGGAAACTCGTCCGTCTGCGGATCCTGTTCGGCAATCCCGCGAACGTCCGGCTTCCCGTCTTGTCCCGGCGGCTGGTTTGTTCCGGAACCTGCCGCGCCGTCAGTTTTACGATCGGGATCCGGTTTGCCCCCGTGATCCCGGCCGCCTGGCCGTAGCTCGACTCCAGCGCCACGTAGACTCTGTTGTTGTTCGATGATATGTAGCAACTCATGTTTGCGTTTCTTTGTGCCCGTTTGCCCTTGTGGAACGCACAGCGTATTCCAGCGTTGTGCGTGATTCAAGCGATTGACATGTAGCGACTCATTTGCGCTTATTTGTGCCCGATTGCCCTTGTGGAACGCACAGCGTATTCCAGCGTTGTGCGTGATTCAAGCGATTGATATGTAGCAACTCATTTGCGTTTATTTGCGTCCATTTGCGGCTTACAGTGAAAAATCTACTTCAAATTCCACTTTCGCGATTTGCAGAAAATTCCTCCCGCCATGCCGCACCGGATCGATGCTCACTTCGTAGCCGCCCGTGAAAAACGCTCCTTCTCCCCAACTCCCTCGATTCACGTCCAGCACCTGCGTGACCGCTTCCACGTAGAGCCGCAATTGCTCCTCCACGCCTTCGATCCGATCCTGCGAGACCCGTACCTCGGCTACCGTTCGCACCTTGCCCGAAAAGGTTCGAAATTTTTCCGTCAGCAGGTTCCGGACGCGGTCCGTGTATACATATACGGCCGGATATTTCACCACCTGCGCTCGCTCGCTCAGCTCGAAAGAGACGTTTTGGTTCACCACGTGGGTCGGAGGAATGGGCGCGAGCTCCACCGCGGTCTCTTCCGCGATCCCCGCCACCGCAGGACCCAGACCCGTCTCCGTCGCCGTCAGGAAATCCACCATCTTCCGCGTTGCGACGCTTCCCGCCTTTGCCATCGCTTTAGCCCCTCCGCAACATCCAGCCGCCGCTGATGTAGGTGTCGGCGGCTTGCCCGTCTCCCGGCGCTGCACCCGCCGCCAAACCCGTGCTCGCCAACGTGAAACTCTGGCCCACTGCAATCGGCGTCGGATTCTGCAAAGCGAGCCCATCGGGCGTCAGCCCCAGATACACGTTGAATCCCGTGGCTGCCGCCGGAGCATTTGCCATCTGCACCACCGGCAGGCTTCCGGCCGGCGCGTTGTAAGCGGTCAGCTCGCTCGGGTCGCCCTCTTGCCCGGATGCTCCGACCCACGACGCCTGCGCATAATAAGTGGTTTCCGGAATCATCCCCGCCACTGCACTGAACGACGGCGTGTTCGCCCGCGGAATCGGAATCAGCGCCAGGCCCACACCGAAGCGAAAGTAGCGCTCCCGGGCGTCCCTCGACAGGGTCTGGTACTCCAGAAACTTCGCTTGATAGCGATCGTTGAGCTGGTTGTTGAACGCGTCCCTGTAAACCACCTCCAGCGTGTGTACCGCATGCCAGCGCTTTAGCTGACGGCTGACCACCACATCCGAGACGCCCGTCTTTCTGCGCTGCGCCGCGGGCGTGCCGCTCTGAAAAGGCGAAAATACTTGCAAACTCGTGCCCGCATGGTCCAGTAGAAAGTCCAGCACGTCTTCCGCGATTTCCTCGGTCGCCAGATCCAGCTTCACGCCCAAGTCGATCGTCTCTGTGTTCGCCAGCCCAAGAATGGCTGATTCATACACGCGCAGGTCCTCGGTGGTGTTCGGGCTACCGTCTGTCAGCAACATTCAGCTGCGCCTCTTTCCATTTCTTCTTTGCCTCCGCCCTGAATTGCGCCGTCTCCTCCGGACTCGCCAGGTCGGCCTTCCCGTCCGCGATCAACCGGGCCGCTACGGCGCGCGGCAGTTCTGTCTTCACTCCGGCCCGGCCTCCGTCCGGCGTGGCGCGGCTGGTTACCACCGCGAATACCGCTTCGATCACCGCCTCGATCGTGCGGATCTTTTCGTAGTACGAGAGCAAATCCATAGGTCGCTTTCGGTAGGTGGGGCCGGCTTTCGGGCCGGCCGTCTCCCTAGCTGTTCACCTGCACGCCGAACGCGTTTCTCAGGATCCCCGCGCCATACAACACATCCACCGTAAACTGCTGCGCCAGAGTATTCGGCTGGTAACTCATGGTCACCCTCATCCCGAAATTGCCCAGCTCCGCATACTCTGCGATCGCCCCCGTCCCCGGCAGCGGGCGCGGCAGCCGGCGCACCACCAGGCCCATCGCGTCCCGTGCAAACGCCAGGTTGTGAGTCGTCACTGGACTCGTCCCCGTTTTCGATACGAACTGCGACCGGAAGATGTAAAAGTCCTTCATCTTTCCGACCGCTCCGTCCACCAGCGCGTGTAACCCGGCCTCACCCACCGAATTGAACTCGCTGAATCGCGGAATTTGCCGCAGCGTCGAATAGGTCGCCGGATCCACCACCAGAAACTTGGCGGCGTTGGCCGGAACCTTGGCCGCAAACAGTGTTGTTTCCGCCGAGTCCACGACCGCCTCGGTGATCGCCGTTCCGCCGGTCCCTACCGCCGTGTTCGCGGTGAAGGAGGCGTACAGATTCATCATGTCGGTTTCGATCTTCTCCGCCAGCGCCACCACGGCCGGCTGCATGTACAGCTTCAGCAGATCCGGAACCGCCAGAATCTTGGTCACGTCTGGAATCAGGAAGGTCGCCTCCGCGTGCGTGTTCAGTACGATTTGCGCGTTGTCCAGACTCGGATTCTGCGTCGTCACCGTGCTGCCTTCCGTCAGGTTGTTCGCCGTCAACGCGGGCGGAATCGGCACGTTGATCGTATCTCCCGCCTGTGCCAGCGCCGGTTCATAATCGCGATTGACCAGGTTGCCCATGACAAGGTTCCCCATCAGCGCGGGTAGCGCATCCGCCGCCACCAGCTTCACAATCGCGTTCGCTACGTTACTCGATGTAATTGCTGCCATGTGTTCTCCCTTTTCCTCAAAGCCCGCGTAGCGTTTGCGACGCCACCCGCGCGATTTCCTGCCTTACCCTGTCCATCTCTTCCGCACTCATCCCAGGCCGGATCCTGTCGATATCCACCGCTACCGCCCCTGCGCCGCTGCCGCGCGATCCCGCGCTCGCTCCCGATCCCCCCGCAACTCGCGCCGGCAGCAGCTCCGGATTCTCTCCCACGAATTTCTCCAGATACGCTTTCATCTCTCCGTTGTCTCGCGGAACGTCGTCTTTCACCGCCTTGTACGCCAGATCGAGCTTCGCCACTCCCAGCTTCTGCAGCTCCGCCCGGATCGCCGATCCCCTCTCCGCTTCTTCTACTCGCTTCTCCAGCCCTTCCCGCCGCCGGCGTTCCTCCGCCAGCTCCTCCAGCACCGCCCGAATGTCCATCTCCTCTGCCATCTCTTACGCCCCCTCGCTTTTTTCAAAGATCTTCGATCTCTTGCGCGATCCGATCCTTCACGTCCTGCCGCGAGTCGCACAGATACTTCAGTGCCAGCTTTTTGAAGACTTCTTTCGTCAGCGTCGGCGACGTCACCCCCAGCGTGAGCAGCTGCTTGGCGTCCCCCAGCTCCGTCCCGAAGTCCGCGATGTCGAACTCGTCCAGTCCCGTGACGCTCACATCCAGCCCGTCTTCGCGAGCTGCCGCTGTTGCCCGCAGCACCCGCCGGATCTGCTCCTTGATCGCGTCTCCGTATCCGCGCAGCACCTCTTGCGTGATGGAAAAGTCCATCTGCTTGCTGAGCGCGCTCTGGCTGTGCGCCGAGCCGCTCTCCTCGACGCCGGCCTGGCTCAGGTAGCAAACTCGGTAAATCTCTTCCCGCAGCCGCACCAGATTGTCCGCCGCGATCTGGTAGACCTTTCCTTCCGGCTCCGTCCATCCGAACCGGTCCTGCGGTCCAAGCTGGATGTAATAGCTCTCGCCCACCATCTGGCTCCACTCGCGATCCGAATACACCACCGGCATCGCGAACAGTCCCATCGTCAGCGCCCAGCTCAACGCATTCGATTTGTTGAAGTGCTCCAGTTGCAGCGAGCCCGCCCGGTTGAGCATCCACAGCCCCTCCGGAATCCGCAGCGCAAACAGCGGCGTTTGTCCCCGCTTGGCGAGCCCGTGCCGCCCTTGATCCGTCAGTCTGGCTTCACCCTCGCTCTCAACGTAGATCCGATAGGTCTGCTTGTCGTAATAGGCCCACGTGGTCTCCCGCCGCCACTCCGGATCCTCCACGCGGTCTTTCTTGATCTGTTTCGTGCGGATCACCACCCACTCGAAGTTCCCGTACTCGTCCAGGTTCCAGTTGATGACGTCATCCGCGGCGTATTCCACCAGGTAGGCCCGCGACGCTCCGCTCGCATCTTCTTCCGCCCGCGTACCCGGCCGCGCCGTCGGACTCAGCCGTGGAAAGTCCACCAGCACGTAGCTCGTCCCCGTGACCAGGCTCTCGGTGAACTGCCGTCTGAAGAAATCCGTCAGCGACGTTCCTCTCCGGTCCGAGTCCTCAATGAGCGTCGCGAAGAATGTCTTCGACGCGGTGTCGTTCCCCTCGAAGATGATCACCGGCTCCCGCCGGAACAGGGTCGCCGCATACCAGTCCACGATCGATCCCACGTAGTTCTCGTAGAAGATCCGGCTCAACCGCTCCGCGTAAACCTCCCCAGGCTCCCTCTGCCGGGGAATCAGGTATTCCGCCGCGTTGATCCGGAACTGTTCGCCGCCCGCATACAGATCGCGGTATCGTCTCCACGCGGCCTTCTTCGCCACATACTCCGGATGCTCTTGATCAATGTCGAACGCCATCAGATCAGCCTCGTCCCTCTCTCCCCGACTCTCTCCCCCATCCGCAGCTCCTGCCACACCAGATAACCCAGTGCATCCGACAAGTGCGTCCTCCTCGGATCTCTGTCCTTGTCGATCACCTGGGTGTTCTCCTTGTACGCCACTTGCTCCAGATCCTTGATCAGTTCTTTACAGCGGCCGTCGATTAAAAGCCTCCCCGCGCCTTCCGCGGGCTTCAGCGCTGCGTTCACCGTCTGCACGCGATCCCGCACCGCCGGGTTCGACCTCGGAACTTTGAAGTCCACCACCCCGTACTCCCCACTGCGAAAGAACTTCTTCAGAACGCCCAGGTCCGAATTACCCGTCGTCTGCATGTGCGCTCCCGACGCGTCCGCATAAACCTTCAAACCCCCGCAATGTTCCGGGAAACGGTTCTGAAACTCCTCGCACGCCTGCTGCGTCGTCGCCCTGCTCAGTACGATCTCGTCCAGCACCGCCACGCCCTCTCCTCCCACCTGCGCCACAACCGAGCACATCGGATCCACGTTGAAGTCCAGCGCCCACAACAGCGCCCGCTTCCCGTCCACGTTAACCTCGCTTACGTTTCGTTCCCGCTCGAAGCCGTAATACACCCGGCCCGCATGCAAGTGCAGATACTCTCCGAGCACCTCTTGCTGATAGAACCGCGCGTCGTAACTGCTCTTGAGCCGCTCGTAGTAATCCGGAACCCGCTCCAGCAGATGCCGGTTCTCGAACGCCTTCGCCGTCACCAGCTCGTAGCCTTCCACGCGCTCCGCTACGAACCGCTCGTAGACCCAGTCGTAGCCCTTTGGCGTCCATACCGCGAACCCGCACAGTCTGGACGCCTTTGGATCTCTTAGCCGCCCTTCCAATCGCAGCCAGGCCTCTTGCGACGTATACGTCAGCTCGTCCAGTCCGAACCACGCCAGGTTGCTCCCGCGCAGCCGTTCGAACTCCTCCACCGCCCTGAACAAGATCCTCGATCTCGTTTCCCCCATCACCAGATAGTTCTCCGCGCGATTCACCTCGTGCGGAATCCTGTTCTTCGCCAGCGCCTCCAGCAGCGCTGCCACCGTCGCGTCCCGCAGCATCGGATACGTCGGAGCCCCGATCAGTCCCGTCCGTCCAGGATTCAAGTAACTCAACTTGATCGCTTCCTGGCACAGCGCCTGGCTCTTGCCCGACCCGATCGGTCCCGAAAACCCCTTAAATCGCGCGCCCGATTCGTGAAACTGCTTCTGCGAAGGTAGCGGCCTGTACTCTATTCCTCGGACTTCGGTTCCACCCAGGTCACCGTGATGTCCCTCGGCTCCTCGTCTTCCAGTTCCGCCTGCAGTTGCACCAGCTTGATGTAATCCCCCAAGGTCGCCTTTACGTCCTTGCCTGCCAACTTCTTCTCCACGTTTTTCAGCAGCTTGTCTACTACCGCGGCCTGAGTCTTTTTTTTTTGCTTTCGCTCAGTTTGCTCACGATCGAAGTCTATCCGCACACTTCGGGCGCGCACGTGTCGCAGCAC